TCCTCATGACGTAGCTTTAATTCCGTACCCCATGAAAACAGTTGATTCAATAAAATTTAGAAAAGATTTTTCCAAAAGACATGAGGATGATTCAAACACAATGGGGCACGTTTATCCGATAACAGTGCCAGATCCGAATGATATAAGACCTAAAGATGGCTTTATAGAGATAACAAAAGGGCCTGCTGGAATGATGATGATAAAAAGAAGTGTTTTTGAAAGGTTAGAAAAAGAATATTCAGAATTCAATATAGTGCAAAAAACCATGGTAAATGGTGAATTAATAGAAAGACCTCATTATTTTAATTTTTTTGATTCATACTACAGTCCTAAAACAAAAACCTACACTGGAGAGGACTTTTATTTTTGTAAATTATGGACATCTATTGGGGGCAAAATATATGCTCTTATTGATGAGTATATTAATCATATTGGAGAATACTCCTATAGAGGTAGGTTTAACGACGACTTTACAAAAATTGAATGATATTGATGAATAGCAATATATAAGTTAAAATACCATAATAACTAGTTAAATTTATTATGGATCCATTTACTATTGCATTAGCAACATTCGGTGTACAAAAACTAAGAGGTAAATCTACAAGAACCTCTTTAAAGGATGCAGCAACTATGGCAGGTTTAGGACAGTTTGCAGGTATGGCAGGCTTTGGTCCTTTCCAAGCTTTTGGTGGAACTTCATTACCTGGTTTTAAAGGAAAATTTTTAGGGGAGGCTATGCAAGGTCCTACAATGTCAGGAGCTGCTTTAAAACCAACTCTTGGTCAACAATTCATGCAAACAGGTCCAGCTAGAATGTTTTCAAGAGAAGGTATTAGAAATTTAGTAGGTGAAAAAGAACAACCAGAACTTTTAAAAGCTGAAATTGAAAAAGCAGGTGGTGATATAAATAAAATAGAAGCCGCTAAAAAATTATACGGTGGTTCAGGATTAAAAGGTTTAGATACAGGGACAAAAATTGGTTTAGGTTTTGCTGGGTTATCTTTAATGGATGGTGCTGGAGATGATCCTAAACCACCTTTTTCTGAAGAAGATTACAAAAAAGCTTATGAAAAAAATAAAGGTGCATTAGAAGGAATTGGAGAAACATTTGATTATGAAGATGAAAAAACAAATACAGGAAATGTTTATGATTTCGATAATCAATATTTTGCTTTTAACCAAGGTGGAATTGTAAATGCACTTCCGAAATATAATAAAGGTGGAATAAATTATTTACCGTCAAAAACTGATCATGATGAGCATGATATAAATAATTATATTAGAGCGACAGGTTATGTTGAAGATGGTTCTGGCAATGGTGATAAAGACGAAGATACGATGCTTGCACAATTAGCAGATGGTGAGTTTGTTTCAAGAGCTGATGCTATCTTGGGAGCGGGTATTATGGAAGGGGCAAATCCTACAGATATGAAAGATATGAGAAAAAAAGGAGCTGCTTTTTTTTACGGTCAACAAGCAAAATTAAAAAGAATTTTTGATTTATTAGATGCTGCCAGAAAAGAAAAAAATTAAAAAAGAAGTCGGGGTTTTATATATAGCCTCTAATAAGATTGAAGAATATTGGAATCTTGTTGACTTCATGCTCAGGGAGAGCCTTAAACATGATGGTGACCCTATGAGTATAAAAGATCTAAAAAAAGGTCTTTTAGATGGATCCTTTCAATTGTTTACAATGTTTGGATCTGACGATGGTGAAAAATATAAAGTGTTCGGTGTATTTGTCACTAGGATTATGGTTTTACCGAATTTTAAACAGTGCGAAGTTATGCTGTTAAAAGGAGAAAAAAGAGAATTATGGCAGGATGAAGCTGCACAAGCTATTGAAGACTTAGCTATTCAGGAAGATTGTAAAAGAATAGCTGTGCATGCAAGACCTGGGTGGAAAAATTTTTTAAAAGAAAGAGATTGGGAAGTGAAAAGATATTTATATACTAAGGAGATGAAATAATATGGGAGCAATTTTTGGCGGCGGCGGTGGCGGAGGATCCTCTTCAGGTACGCAAGTAGCTATAACAAGAGAAGCACCTGAAGTTGAATCTAGGAAACTTGCACTTTATGATGCAGCAACAGATTTAGCAAACCAACCTATTAATATTCCTGCATTTAGAGTTGCAGGACCTTCAGGATTACAACAACAAGGATTTCAAGCAGCAGGAACTACTGGTGTTGGTGGAACTGCGACACGAGCTGGAATAGGTTCAGTGCTTTCTGGTTTACAAGCAGCAGGTCAAGGACCAAATATAAATCAGTTTTTTAATCCATATCAACAATTTGTAACTCAAGAAATTGGAAGACAAGGTCAAATGATGCAGAATCAATTAGCAGCAAACGCCGTTCAATCGGGAGCATTTGGTGGCGGAAGAGAAGGTGTTCAACAAGCAGAATTACAAGGAAGAACTTTAGAGGCAATGGGTAGAGCACAACAGGCAGGATTTGGACAAGCTCTCGGAGCTGCACAACGACAACAGGCTTTACAGGCGCAGACAGGATTACAAGGCGGTCAATTACTTGGTGCATTAGGAAGTCAACAACAAGCAATGCAACAAGCAGATATTCAAAGTTTACTTCAAGCAGGTGGAATTCAAAGGCAACTTGGACAACAAGCATTGGATGCAGAAAGACAAACACAACTTGCAAGATCGTATGAACCTTATCAAAGAATAGAATTCTTAAAAAATATTATGACAAACTTACCTACAACACAAAGTAGTATTACAGCAACCACGGCACCAGGTTCAAATCCCATGGCACAAGCTGCAGGTGCTGGTATAGGAGCATATGCTGCATATAATTTAGGAAGAAGATAATGAATGACCCGATTCTAAAAAGAAAACTTTTTTCAAATAAAGCAAGACACTTCGAACAAATAAAAACAGGTAATGTTCCAGGTCATGTTATAGGTGGTTTAGGAACAGTTCTAAATATTTTAGGAAGAGTAGGCCCAGCTGCTCGAAAAGGTTACCAAGCATTCAGAGCTGCAAGAGCAACACCTAAAGGACAAATGGGTTTTATGACAGGAGGCAATCAACCTAATTTAGCTACAAGAATTGGAGGTCAACAAAAAGGATTAAGAACTACTGGATTAAGTGGATTAGAATCAAAAGCCATCAGAGCAGGAAGAATACCGAGAGGTGTTGTAACAGCAGCAGAGTTAGGTCTTACTGCACCTATAGCGGCAGGTAG